GCTATCTGTAAGGGCTTTTAGTAATCATATAAAGCTTCTTAATGTGCTTGATTTGTTTGGTGGGTCTGGATCTACTTTAATTGGCGCAGAACAAACTGGCCGTATTGCTTATCTGATGGAACTAGACCCAAAATACTGCGACGTCATCGTTAAGCGATGGGAAGAATTCACCGGAAAGAAGGCTGAATTAGCCGACCTTCGGAGTTAAAAATGCAAGGTAAGCTACATGAGCCTACAGACGAGAATCGAAAGCTAGTAAGAGGGCTGGCAGCGGTAGGGGTGCGCCACGAGGATATTGCTGCCAAGATTGAACTGAGCGCAGACACTTTGGTTAAGTATTACAAGAAGGAGTTAGACGACGGTAGGATTGACGCTAATGCTGCGGTAGCCAAAAGTCTTTATCAACAGGCTATGGCTGGCAATACTACGGCGATGATATTTTGGCTAAAGACTCGAGCGAAGTGGCATGAAAGCATTAAGCACGAGATAACAGGCCAGGACGGGCAACCAGTTAGTATGCAAATATCATGGGCGCAACCAGAATAATCATTCCGTATGCACCGCGAGCGCAACAGCTACAGATCCACCATGCGCTTGCAGATAAGCGATTCGGAGTCGTTGTGGCTCACAGGCGTATGGGAAAGTCAGTCTCCGCCGTCAACCATCTCATTAGAGCAGCGATAGAGAACACGAAGGAGGCTCCCAGGTATGCGTTCATCGGGCCTACCTACTCTCAGACCAAGCGAGTTATCTGGGATTACCTCCTCAAGTTTACCGAGCCCCTTAACGCCACCGCGAATATTGCAGAACTTAGGGTTGATTTCTGGGGCAGACGCGTCCAGCTTGCGGGGTCTGATAACCCAGACTCTCTTAGAGGACAGTATTTTGACGGGGTTGTATTCGACGAGTTTGGGGATCAGAACCCTAAGATATGGTCGGAAGTGGTTCGTCCGGCCTTATCAGACAGGATGGGATGGGCGTTATTCCTCGGAACCCCAAAGGGAAACAACCACTTTAAGACCCTGAGAGACCATGCAGAGCAGCATAACGATTGGGCCTTGCTTGAGTTCCGAGCGTCCGAGACAGGTCTTATCCCTCAGACTGAACTCGATGCAGCCAAGTCCGAGATGGGAGACGACAAGTACTTACAGGAGTTTGAGTGTTCCTTTGACTCAGCCATTGAAGGAAGTTACTACGGGCAACTTCTCAATGAGCTACCGTCTGAGCGATTCCATGACATCCCTGTAGATGGTTTAGCCAAGACTTACGCAGCCTGGGACTTAGGGATAGGCGACTCTACTGCAATATGGGTATGCCAGAGAGTAGGTCTAGAGACACGACTGATTGACTTTGTGGAGAACCACGGCCAGGGACTCGATTGGTATGTGAACTGGCTGAGAACGAATCACTATGAGTTAGCCGAGCAGTTACTGCCTCATGACGTACAAGTAAGGGAGCTAGGCACTGGCCGCTCCAGGATGGAACTCCTACAAGAAGCAGGGCTGAATATCACGATTGTGCCGAGAATGGGTGTTGACGATGGGATACAGGCGGTGAGAAGGCTGATCCCTTATTGTTGGTTTGACTCCAAGACTAAGCGCGGAGTGGACGCGCTAAGGAATTATCGGCGACAATACGACGATAAGCGTCAAGTTTATTGGGACAAGCCCTTGCACGATTGGGCATCTCATGCTTCTGACGCATTTCGGTATCTTGCGGTTGGCATGTCAGAAACAACGAGTTGGTCTAAGCCGCTGAAACCTAACGTATCTTGGGTGGTCTAAATGGATGACGGACGATTAAAGGCGATTCTCCAAGGTGAGATTGATAACGCGATAGGTTTCTTAGAGACCGAGACGGTCGAGCAGCGTAAGAACGCGCTTACGGCCTACATGCGTGATCCTTACGGTAACGAGGTCGAGGGTCGCAGCCAGATCGTGACCGGAGAGGTAGCAGAAGCAGTAGACGGGATGCTGCCGCCTCTCATGCGTCTTTTTACTTCTGCTGACCAGATCGGTGTATTCGAGCCTGTAGGCCCAGGCGACGAGCCGCTAGCCCAACAAGCAACCGAGTACACAAACTGGGTGCTCATGAAGCAGAACCCAGGTATCTCGATCATGCACGACTGGTTTAAGGATGCGATCCTTCAAAAAGTCGGGGTGCTTAAGGCTTACTGGGATGACTCCATATCTGTCACAAAGGAGCAGTACGCCAACCTGACAGACGATGAGCTAGCTCTCATCATGTCTGATGGCACGATGGAGATCGCAGCACAAGAGACGGTTGAGCAAGATATTGACGGTCAAGTCATGCGCGTTCATAACGTTGCGCTTATGCGTAAGACCAAGGCTGGAAAGATCAAGATCGAGAACGTGCCTCCAGAGGAGTTCTTGATCTCTAAGGCAGGCAAGACCGTAAGAGATACACCTTTCGTCGCGCACAGGAAACTCATCACGAGGTCTGATTTAGTTGCGATGGGGTTCGATGCCGAGATCGTGATGAACCTGCCGGTTTACAACGATCTTGAGTTCTCTGCCGAGTACATTGCTCGATATAACCGCGACGAGCAGCCTTACATGGAGCCAAGTCTCGATAAGTCCATGCAGACGGTTGAGGTTTTCGAGTGCTACCTAAAGACTGACTACGACGGAGATGGGATTGCAGAACTTAGACGGGTTCACTTTTCTGGGAATGAAATCCTAAGCAACGAGGAAACCGACTATGTGCCGTTTTACACCCTCTGTCCTATTCCGATACCTCATCGCTTCTTTGGGGATTGCCCTGCTGATCGTACAGTTGATCTCCAGCTTATCAAGACTACTTTAACGAGGCAGATGCTTGATAACCTGTACTTACAGAACAATACTCGCATGGGTGCGGTAGAAGGTCAGGTCAACCTCGATGACCTCTTAAGCGTTACTCCTGGTGGCGTGGTCAGGATGAAGAACCCTGGCGCACTTGTTCCCATCCAGGTCAATCCTGTTGCCCAGCAGGTATTCCCGTTCATGGAGTACCTGGATTCGATCCAAGCCAAGCGTACAGGCGTTACAGAGGCTTCCCAAGGGTTAGACCCCAACATCCTACAGAACGTGACTGCTGCGGCCATAGCAGCCCTTACGCAGGCCTCGCAAGGCAAGATTGAGTTAGTCGCTAGGATCTTCTCTGAAACAGGTGTAAAAGACTTATTCAAGGGACTCTTACACCTACTATGCAAGTACCAGGACAAAGCAGTCATCATTCGGATGCGCGGCCAGTATGTTCAGTACGATCCGCGAGAGTGGTCGAACCAGTACGATGTGTCAGTGAATGTCGGACTTGGTACGGGGAACATCGAGCAAAAGATGGCGATGCTCTCAATGGTTCTTGCGAAACAAGAGCAGATCATTCAAGCGTACGGCCCGAACAATCCTTTAGTGTCTGTCTCGCAATATCGAGGGACGCTCGGAAAGTTGATTGAGGCAGCAGGCTTTGCAGACTCCGCTGAGTTCTTCAAGCAGGTCACTCCAGAGGTCGATGCTGCACTTGCACAACCTCCTCAACAAGGCCCAGATCCTGCTGTACAGATGATGATGGCGCAAGCTCAAGCGGATATTGAGATCAAGCGTCAGAAAGCTATGGCCGACATTCAGCTTGCAAGAGAGAAGGCTCTAGCCGAGTTAGAACTCAAGCGTATGGAGTTTGAAGCAGAAGCGCAGATGAAGGCTATGAAAGTCGGCGCAGGCATTACGTCTAACATCGAGATACCAGGGTAATCATGGCTTTAGTTGACGAACTACCGGCAGGATGGGATAGCTACGACGCAGCGCAGAAGATTGCGTGGTTCAACGCTAACAATGTCTCGACGACTGACTTGCTTAATGCTGGCGTTGATACAGACTCAATCAATTGGATGCTCAATAACGGGTACTCACCGCCCCCTGAGCCTGTTTACGAGCCTCCTCCTTATGTTCCCCCTCCTGTATACACGCCTCCCGTACAAAACGAACCCGTGTACTACGAGCCAGAGCCGGTTTATTACGAGCCGCCTCCTTACGTTCCACCGCCGCCACCTGCGCCGCCTCCTGCGCCTGTTTACAACGTATTTGGACTTAACTGGGACTCAGGCTCATCGTTAGCAACAAAACAAAGTTACGTTAATTCTTTGTTGGCTGCTGGTATTACGCCAGATCAGATAAAAGCCAAGATTGCCGAACTAGATCCGGCAAGTGCTACGCAGGCAAATTATGACTTACTAGGCATACCAAACCCGCCTCCTTACGTTCCACCTCCGGTTGTGGAGCCTCCGCCGGTTGTAACACCTCCTCCAACAGTTACGCCGCCTCCAGCGCCGCCTGTTGTAGCACCTCCTCCGGTTGTTACACCTCCTCCGGTAACTCCGCCTGTTGTTGAAACACCTCCGGTTAGTCCACCCCCACAAGCATTTCCGCTAGAACCCGTTAACAATGTGAGCACACCTATGGCTACAACCTACAATGTCTTTGGGTTGGAATGGAATCCAAATGCTTCATTGGCTACTAAACAGGGGTACATTCAAACCCTTCTTGCTGCTGGTATTGAGCCGGATCAAATCAAATCAAAGATTGCGGAGTTAGATCCGGCTAATTCAACGCAAGCAAGTTTTGATTTATTAGGCATCCCAACGCCTCCGCCGGTTTACGATGTCTTTGGCACTCAATGGAATACAGGTGCGTCTCTAGCTACAAAACAAGGCTATATCCAACAGCTTCTTGCATCAGGTAGGTCTAAGGCTGAACTACGCGACTACATCAGGAACGTAGACCCAACTAACGCAACAGACGAAGCATTCGCGGCTCTTGGCTTGCAAGATGCTCCTACCGCCGAGGTGCGTAATCCTTCCCAGGATGCTGTAACGCTGATGGCAGGGCAACTTGGTTTAGGTCTGCCTCCTGAATGGCAATACTACACAGGCCAAGACAAAGTTAACTGGTTTAACTCCAAGGGGATAACTGCTGACATGCTCAGGCAGTACAAGGTTCCTGAGTTTGATATTCAGCAGGCTATCTCTTACGGGCTAGGACAAACCGGTACGGCAGCGCCACCAACATGGAAGCTGCCTGCCGGTATGACGCTTCCGAGCGACTGGAATGTTTACACGGGCGCACAAAAGATCGCTTGGTTCAATCAGAACAAGATCACAGCAGACATGCTGCGAGCAATGGGTGTACCAGAGGCAGACGTTCAGTCATCTATCCAAATGGGGTTAGGGCAAACCACGACTACGCCAACAACGCCTAGCACGTTTGATCCTAGTCGCTACATGCCCCCGACGTTTAACCTTCCCGCGACTAACTTTGTGCCGTTTCAAACGGGTGGCGGTCAAACAAGCCTTGCTGCGCCAACATCGGGGTTCTTTTACAAGACAACGCCAACCCCAGAAGTTCCGTATCAGTTCCAGTCTGGTGCTGCTGGCTACACAAACCTTCGCCCTATGACGCTAGAGTTTGGCGTTCAACCTGCCGTATCTCAAGTGCAACAATTCCAGCCTGGTTTTTTCAATCAAGCAGGAGTTCTTAAAGATTACAATTGGGCTAAAACAAATCAACAAATAGCAGAAGCCGAAGCAAAAAAAGCCGCTGAGGCCGAAAAGACACCTCCTTCTTATAAAGGCGGAAAAATAACGAGAGATCATTTTGCCTATGAGAAGGGTGGCAAAGTAAAGAGTTTGTTAGGGCCGAATCCAAGCAATCCAGATGATGGCTACGGGTCTTTGCAAGTTGGAGAATATGTCGTGCAAAGGAAAGCGGTTAATAAGTACGGTGAGGACTTTTTAGAAGCCCTTAACGAAGCAAGATTACCTAAAAAGAAACTAAAGAGCCTGCTATGACGCAACGATGGGAACGAGCAAAAGCATTACTTGGTGATGAGTTTCTAACGGAAATCTTCGACGAGTTGGAAAAAGACAACATCGAGCGTATCATCAATAGTAATCCTGACGACATTGACTTACGCGAAGAGTCATACGTGGCAATTCGCGCAGTGCGCCAGGTTAAGGCGCGTCTTGAATCTGTTGCCGCCGAAGGCGAGATAGTGAAGAGACGATTTAAGATTTTTAAGTAGAGGTTAGTTTATGGATAGCAGCAACCCGCAAGGGACTAGCTTGACGGTGGGACAGGCAGCAAATGCGTTCTTAGGGATGATGGATGGTGGCGAACCTCCGCAGGAGCAAGTTCAAGACCAGACAGACGAGCAAGAACTTGTTGCCAGTGAATCTGAGTCCGAGGAGTCTGGAGAGGAAGTTCAAGAGGAGGAACAGCGTTTCGTAGTCAAAGCAGCAGGCGAAGAACGCGAGGTGACCCTCCAAGAACTGATCGAAGGCTACCAAAAGGGTACGGATTACCACAAAAAGACTAATCAGCTTGCCGAACAGCGTAAGGCTGTAGAGGCTGAAAAGGCCGCTGTAGAGCAAGCAAAGCAGGCGAGAGACGCATATTCTCAGCGTTTGCAGGCTATGGATCAGTTCCTAAGCCAACAAATGCGTGGCGAGGATATTGAAAGTTTGAAGGAAACCGACCCGATTGCGTATGCGGTCAAGGTCGCAGAGCAGACTAGGCAAAAAGAGCAGATTCAACAGATTCGTGCTGAACAGCAACGCATTGCAAGAGAGCAACAGGCAGAGCGTGAGGCGCATCTTGAGAAGCACTTAGCCGAAGAAGCGAAAAGGGTAGCCGAGGCGATCCCTGAGTACGCGCACCCCGAAAAGGGTGAGAAGGTTCGCTCTGAACTTCGTAGCTTTGCAAAGAGTATTGGTTACTCGGATGCAGAGTTATCAAATGCAACAGACTCTCGCGCTGTGTTGACGTTGTGGATGGCAAGTCAGTACCAGAAATTGCAAAAGGCCAAGCCTGGTGTAACCAAGAAGGTTGCAGAGGCTCCCAAGATGCTAAAGGCTGGTAATGCCACGGGTAAGACCATAGCAACAGAAGCGGCAAAACAGGATCTTGCGCGACTTAGAAAGACTGGCTCTCGACAAGACGCTGCAAGGGTTTTTGAAAGATTTTTGTAATTAGGAGTTTGAAATGACTGTTCCTTCAGGTACATTCCAGACCTTCACGGCTATCGGTCAGCGTGAAGATCTAACCGATGTTATTTACAACATCAGCCCGACCGAAACACCTATTCTTTCGTCGCTTGCTCGCACCAAAGCAACGGCTGTCTACCACGAGTGGCAGACCGACACGTTGGCAGCAGCAACAACCAACAACGCACAGGTTGAAGGTGACGACGCAACAGCAGCAACCATCAGCCCGACGACTCGTCTCGGTAACTACACACAGATCGTTGCTAAGACGATC